CGCCGGTGCTGGTGTCCTGACCGACCGGCACCATGGTTGCCGGCTGCATGATCGCGTCGCCGCCTTCTACGGCTTCGGCGCCGTCTTTCGTGCGCAGTTCGTTGATGGAGTAGATACCAAGCTTCGCGCGGGCTTGCAGGTTCTCCAGGTTGCGAGGTTGCAGCGCCTCGATGGATTCCGGGTCGATCGCCAGCGACTGCGTGTCGGTCAGCCCGGCACGGGCTCGGAGCATGGCGTCAAGCTCGCCGAGCAACTGGTAGGCGAGCGGCAGCACCGCATTGTCGTACAGGTTCAACTTGGCAACGGCCATGTTGGCCATGGTCATGGTCTGGGCGCTGATCAAAGGCAGTGGGATCTTGAGCCGGTTGAAAATGGCAATCGTGATCTCCGACTTCAGGGACATGAAGTCCATGTCCCGGTTCGACTTCCCCATCTCCTGGAACTGCACGCCGCCAGTGCCGAGGAAGATGCGCCCGGCATTGTCGGAGCCAGCGTAAAACTGCTGGAGCTGTTCCTGCATGGTGCTGAACTCATCCTCGCTAAGGATTTCCTTTGTCACCAGCGCACCGGATACCCGGCCACCATTCTTGAGAAGGGACAGGTTGTGCTTGGAGGCGTGTAGGTGCTGCTCGATCTCGTAATAGATGGAATTGAGGCGCGACGACCCACGGTAGTTGTTGCTTGGGTTAGGATTGAACTCGGTTATGGGCCACAGCTCGCGATCCGGGCCGTCCATGAATCGTACAATGCCGTTTACCTCGTCACGCTTGAATGTTGTGGACTTCCCGCGCTTGGTGACCGTGAGGGCCACAATTAGACCGTCACTGCCGAGGCTTTCGGCGACCTCGTGCGGGCGAACCACGTACAGCTCCAGTGGGATGCGATTACGGGAGCCCGTGGCCAGCACGAACACCTCACCGGCAGCTTGGAACACGGTGGACAGCTCCTTGAGGAAGGCCGTGCCACTCTGTACTGGGTTCGGGCGGTTCAGCTTCTGGATCAGCGGATGGGTCGTGTCGTAGTCGCCGGAATTGGCGTCATGCACAGATAGATCGAGGCTCTTCACCTCGTCGGTCACAAGATCAATGGCCGTGCTGACCGGAGCGACCTGCTCATAGTAGCACAGTGCCTGGTACGCGAGCACGCGTCCCCAGCCATTGGACAGCATGAACGAGAAAAGGTCCGGGAAGCCCCCGGACTTGGTTTCAGTGGGTTTGATGCTCTTCCGGAATGTGGGCCAAAGTTTCAATGCACGCACCTCGCCATTCCATTATACCGGAAGGCGAGGGCGAATAAAATAGGGTTATAGGTTGTGCTTCCTGATCCACGCTCCGAGGCGCGTGAGTCCCTGATGCGCAGCGATGCACACGAGGATAAGCGCGGACATCGGCCATACCGCCGCAGTTGTCCAGTTGACGACGCCTGCCTCCCATGCGGGCAAGTCATTGTCCGAGTATGAGTACATCCCGAGCAGTGTAGCTGCTGCCCCCAGCCCATAGCTCGTGTAGAAAAGCCAGTCGATCATGATTTGTCTCCTTCAATCCCTCCAACCCTGCCACACGAACATTAAGCCAGCATTAAATCAGCGCGAGGCGTGGGCCGGGTTTGTTGCGTTACGCAACCACTTCAGGAACTGACTCATGGCGTCCAGCTCATCCCATGCTTGCGGGTTCGGGAACTCAGACAGGTTGAGCGTCAGGCTATTCATCCAACGGTGCTGCGGGAACGTGGCCTCATCCGGCAACCACAGGATGCCGTTCTCGATGCTTGGTGTCTGTGTGTCGAATCGCGTGACCTTGTCCGCCTCCGGTTCGATCGCTATCACCGGTAGCCTGCGCTGCTTGTCTGCACGCAGTTCCTGGATCAGTGAGCTACCCGACGACTTGTCCTCGATCAGGATAGCATTCGGTGTCCACTGATTGGTCATCGCGTACATGCGCGCCTTTAGGTCCGGGTATGTGACTTGATCCTTCCACTGGTCCACCATGTACCACTCAGCGCCCTTACGGCCATACACCTGAATCACGGACGGATCGTTAATCTCTTTCGGTTTCTGCGCGGTATCGGCAGATAGCACGATTTCCTCAAGCTTCGGCAACTCCCGGTACCTTGGGAACCACGCGAGCTTCACCCGTCCTCCGCCCATAGGTGCCGGGCGCTGCTGGTACTGGCCGGCATAGCCGTACGAGCCAAGTCGGCGCTGAATGTTGGCGGCTTCCTGCTCGTCGATGCGCTCCGGATGCAATAGCTCCCCTTTCTCCCGCAGAACCTCTCGCCCGGACGGGAACACAACCGTTGTCTTGTTTTCAGCCTCGTGCGGAATGATCAAATGCTCCCATCCACCCTCTGCCAGTGCATGTCCGGTCGTGTCATTCACGTGCAAACGCTGCATAACCACGATCTCCACGGATGTCTTGGGATCATTGCGGCGTGTGGACCATGTCTGGTCGAACCACTCATTCGCAGTTGTACGCTCAGCATCCGACGCTGCTTCAAGCGGGTTCATCGGGTCGTCTGCGATCAGGAAGTTGCCGCCTTCACCAGTCGCCGAGCCACCAACCGATGTTGCTATGCGATGTCCACGCGCAGTGGTCATGAACTTGTTCTTTGCGTTCTGATCCTTGGCAAGCTGAACGCCAGGGAATACGCCCTTGTACCATGGGCTCTCCAGTACAGTACGGCAATCGATGCTGTGTTTCTGTGACAGGTTCGCCGAGTACGACGCGCACATTATCTGCTCCGCAGGATCTGTTCCAAGTACCCATGCCGGGAATGCCACACTAACCGATATGGATTTCATCATGCGCGGAGGCATGTTGATAATGAGCCGGCGAATGTCGCGCGAGTGGCATGCCATCAAGTACTCGCTTATCAGGTCGATGTGCCAGTTGTGCTGGTATACGGAAACAGGGTCCACTGTCTGGAACACACGTGCCACGAACAGCGGGAATCCGTCCGGGCGCCGCATGATACGCCGCTCCAGTAATATGGCCGCTGCCTCCTGCCTGGTCAGATCAGCAGCAGGCTTACGGAGCGTCTCACTCGGTACTAAGGATGGCTGCAAGGTCGTCGTCAGATAGATCACTGGCTGAATGGCTCAGATGAATGTGGCCCTTCAGCTCGGTTTCGGAGGAGTCCTTGAGGCCAAGATCACGGGCGATGATCTGCGGATTCAGTAGGTCCGCTGCCGCTCCGGTGAACTTCTGCTGGCGGATAATGTAGTCGATTCGCGATGTGATGTTAGTAAAGCCTTCTCTCTTTCTGTACTCCATCCACGTCGGCAGGGTGATGTCGAGAAACAGGCAGAGCCCTTCGACAGTCATAGCGCGCATCTTGTACTGGGTATCGTGGAATGTTTCGCCTTGATAGGAAAAGACCTTGTCTTCAGCGAGCGGGTTATCGTGCACCCACTGAAAGTACTCTTGAGCTGCGTCCCACAGGTCATCTGGAGTTTTGAATATAGGAGCGCGCCCATGTGAGGAGCGCATCTTCCAAAATTCGTTTCCTTTCGGTGCTGCCATGCCCCTCAGTATACGCCCGCAGGTGCCAAAAATAAACCCCGAACCGGGTTTCTATAGTAATACACGTGTGAGCTAATATAAATGCTAATACGCTGCACAACGCGACAGCACTGGCACTTCAGCTATTTTCACCGCACATGCGTATTAGCATACGTATTAGGCTAAGTGCATGATATTATTAGAACATATTAGCATTATTAGCATATCCAAGAAAAAGTGCGTTTTGAATTGGGGCACGTTTTTATTTTCCATATATACTAATTGGTAATACCTCAGACCAGCTCCCCAACCGTGATCTCCCACTGACGCAACTCGTACCTGGTGCTCCGTAACTCAGCCGCGATCTTATCCAGATTCACGGCGCACAGCTTCCAGTCCGCCACCGCGTCCCACGCTTCGTCGGCCAAGCGCCGCTCTGCTTCGATCCTGCATACCGGCCAGTCCTCCACGAACCTGATCACTTCCTCGAAGGCTTGCCGCACCTGCTTCAGATCCTCCGCAGGTAGCGCCTCCCCCAGCATGGCCCGCTTGACCATATCCCGGGAAGTGTCCTGCAAGTAGTCGCTGTTCGCCCACACGGCCCGCGCCTTGATAAACCGGTACCTCGCCAGCTCGTCATCTGTTATTCTGTCTTTATTCGCCACCGTCATGCCATGATCGCCACCAACACATCCCCATCCTTCGGGTACTGCTCAATCAGCACAGCGCTACACGGAACCAGCACCGCGCCATTGCGCATTGCCCACACGTAGCACTGGCTGTCTGCAATTCGGCATAACTCCAGATTCTCTCCACCACGCGGCCGATACGGTATGGCGGCTTCAACTAGCCCTTCCGGAAGCTCCCATATCTTGTGTGTTTCTACCGGGATCAAGCGCCGGTCAGTGATTGACTGTAGTTTCATGTTTTCTACT